ATGACAACAAATACAACTGATGGCCAAGTGGCCATTTACCGGAGTTTAGCAAAGTCTAAACGCCGTCTTTCCCAATTGCAGGATGCGCTGGAGCAACGCATCGATTTGATCGCAGTGGGGGACAAGTCCGGATTGAAGGATTTGAACTTAAGTATTGAGCAACTAGCGAAATTTAGTGACAAAGTAGAAGAAGGCGGGGCCGAACTTGACAGAATTGCAAAGCGTAAATCAGGACGCGCAAGTGACATCGCCCTTGATCTGGAAGAAGCCAGATCTGAAATCGGGCGCAGATTGGCTTGCTTGCGCGACGCGCGCACAAACCCAAGCGTTCTTTGATGGGTTAAGCGAGCCAAGCTTGCTGGCCTTACCTTGGTTGTTTGAGTTTTGGGCGTTGCCGCACCAAGTTGCCCCTTTGGGCGAGGATTGGCGAACTTGGGTCTGTCTTGGTGGGCGTGGTGCAGGCAAGACCCGCGCAGGGGCGGAATGGGTCCGATCCGAGGTTGAAGGGGCAACTGCAACCTGTGAAGGGCGGTCCAAACGGGTGGCTTTGGTGGGCGAAACGATTGATCAAGCACGCGAAGTGATGGTTTTCGGGGAAAGCGGTATTTTAGCCTGTTGTCCCCCTGATCGTCGCCCTGAATGGCAAGCAGGGCGTAAACGACTGGTTTGGCCTAATGGGGCAACCGCGCAGATATTCTCGGCACATGATCCAGAAAGCCTAAGAGGGCCACAGTTTGACGCGGCTTGGGTGGATGAGTTGGCAAAATGGAAACGCGCCGAAGAAGCGTGGGATCAGTTGCAATTTGGGCTTAGGCTTAGGGATGCCCCTCGGCAAATCGTCACCACGACCCCGCGCAATGTAGCCGTTCTTAAGGATTTGATGAAACAAGAAACAACGGTGGTGACATCGGCCCCGACCAAGGCCAATCGTGCCTATCTGGCGGCAAGTTTCCTTGAAGACATTCATCGAAAATTTGCGGGCACCCGGTTGGGCCGACAGGAACTTGAAGGTGAGCTGGTCGAAGATGCAGAAGGCGCGATGTGGACCAGCAGCATGTTAGAGGCAGGTCGCATTGACGAATTTCCGGAATTTGATCGCATTGTGGTGGCGGTTGATCCCCCTGTAACAGCCACAAGCAATTCAGATTTATGCGGCATTGTCGTTGTTGGGGCGTGTCTTCAGGGGCCGCCCCAAAGCTGGCAGGCTTATGTAATTGAGGATTGCAGCATCAAAGGCACCCCAAACAAATGGGCGGATGCCGTGATTGAGGCATGGCAACGGCATAACGCAGACCGGATCGTGGCTGAGGTAAATCAAGGCGGTGATTTGATTGAAACATTGCTGAGACAAAAGGCGGTGCTTGTACCGTATCGTGCGGTTCGGGCCAGTCGGTCAAAATCCAGCCGCGCCGAACCTGTGGCGGCACTTTATGAACAAGGGCGCGTGCATCATGGCCGTGATCTTGGGCCGCTTGAGGATCAAATGTGCCAAATGACGACGCGCGGATTTATTGGCAAAGGTAGTCCTGATCGCGTGGATGCGCTGGTTTGGGCATTAACTGACCTGATGATTGATCCCGCAATGCAATGGATAGCACCCCGCGTACGCGTGCTGTAACCCAAAATTTAGGAGCAGAAAGACATGGTTTTTCAATTATTTCGGCGGGCAGAGGCCCAGCCGGAGCAAAAAGCGTCGGCCACTGGTCCGTTAATGGCCTTGCATGGGGCTGGGCGTGTGGCGTGGTCACCACGAGACACGGTTTCCCTTACGCGGGCTGGATTTTCATCAAATCCTGTTGGGTTTCGGGCGGTTAAACTGATCGCAGAGGCCGCCGCGGCCTTGCCATTGATTTTCCAAGATCAGGAACGTCGATATGATGAACACCCATTGGTGTCGCTTATGGCGCGACCAAATGCAGGACAAGGGCGGGCCGAATTCTTTGAGGCGTTGTTTGGTCAAATTTTGTTGTCTGGAAACGGGTACATCGAGGCCGTCGGTGATGGAAATTTGCCAATAGAGTTGCATGTTTTGCGGTCAGATCGATTGAACCTGATACCGGGTGATGATGGGTGGCCCGCTGCCTATGAATATGCGGTTGGATCGCGCAAACACAGGTTTGATGCACGTGGTGATCAATCGCCTATCTGTCATATCAAAAGTTTCCATCCGCAAGATGACCATTATGGTCTTAGCCCTTTACAGGCGGCGGCGGTAGAGATTGATGTTCATAATGCCGCCTCGCGATGGTCAAAAGCGTTGTTGGACAATGCCGCGCGCCCCTCTGGTGCCTTTGTGTATCACGGTGGCGAGGGTGCTGGCGGGATGAGTAACGATCAATATGACCGTTTGATTGGCGAAATGGAGGCCAACCACCAAGGGGCGCGCAACGCGGGGCGACCGATGTTGCTGGAAGGTGGTCTGGATTGGAAACCCATGGGATTTTCACCCTCTGATATGGAATTTCAAAAAACCAAAGAGGCGGCCGCGCGAGAAATTTCCGTGGCCTTTGGGGTGCCGCCGATGTTGTTGGGCATTCCGGGTGATGCAACTTATGCAAATTATCAAGAAGCAAACCGTGCCTTTTACCGCCTGACTGTATTGCCGTTAGCCAGCAAAGTAATGGCCGCAATGAGCGGGTGGCTAGAAGGCTATAGCGGTGACGCGGTGCGAATGGGCGCGGATTTGGATCAAATTCCTGCCTTGGCCGTTGAACGCGATCAACATTGGCGACGCGTTGCTGGTTCTGATTTCCTAAGTGTCGCCGAAAAGCGCAGTCTTTTGGGTCTGCCCAAGTCGGCTGACGATGAATGAGCGGGCCAAGTAGCAAAGGCGGATCACGGTTTCTATATGAGCCGTTTTCCAATTCAAATGCCCATCGCGTGGAAATGGTTGAACGTGTCGCCGAGGAAAAATGGGCGGCATTGGATTATCGCTTGGGGTTGATCGATGCGAATTTAGAGCGGCTGGATCGCCGGCTTTGGTTGGCGGTTTTGGGGGTTGTGACGGTTGTTTTGAGCGAAGTTGTTCAAGGCATCATGTCTCATTCAATTTAGAGGGAATTTGAGATGAAGCAAAAATCGGACATTCCAGAACTGGAACATAAGTTCGCCCACTTTGGGCAGGGCTTGGACGTGAAAGACGGCACGCTGATCGAAGGGTACGCCAGCCTGTTTGGCGCCACTGATCAAGGCGGCGATGTGGTCGAGGCAGGGGCCTATGCCGCATCGCTTAAATCGCTGATTGCGACAGGGCGGCGGGTGAAAATGCTGTGGCAGCACGATCCAGCACAACCCATCGGTGTTTGGGATGAGGTGCGAGAGGACAGCAAGGGCCTTTATGTTAAAGGGCGCTTACTTGTGGATGTGGACAAAGGGCGCGAAGCGGCGGCATTGATTGGTGCAGGCGCTATTGACGGACTTTCCATTGGTTATCGCACGCTAAAGGCCACAAAAGACACCAAAGGTCGGCGGCTTTTGGCGGAATTAGAATTGTGGGAGGTTTCACTTGTGACCTTTCCGATGCTGCCTACAGCACGGATCGGATCCAAAGGTGAAAACCTTTTAGAGGCCACAATGCAAGAACTGGCGGCGACCTTTGAGGGGGCGACGCGCGAGTTGGCTGGGGAATAAACCCAATTTTTCAAATGTCAGGATGAACGAATGACGAAAGCTGAAACCAAGGCTGGGGGCGGGCAAGCTATGTCTATGCCCCAAGGATCAGCCGCAGAAGTAAAAACCGCGATGGCCAGTTTCTTAAATGAATTCAGCGGCTTTCGGGCCGGAATTGATACCAAATTTCAACAAACAGAAGAGCGACTGAACATGCTTGACCGCAAAATGATGACCCATAAACGCCCGGCATTATCAACGGGTGCCGAAACAACGACACCACACAAAAAAGCATTTGAAGATTATTTGCGTTGTGGTGATGACGATGGTTTGCGCGCCCTTACGCTGGAAGGCAAAGCCCTAAGTACGGCGGTTGCGGGCGATGGTGGTTATCTTGTTGATCCGCAAACATCCGATACGATCCAATCGGTTTTGAAATCATCGGCTTCGATCCGTGCGGTGGCAAATGTCGTAAATGTCGAGGCAACCACATATGATGTTTTGGTCGATCACACCGACATTGGGTCGGGTTGGGCGTCAGAAACAGGCAGCGTGAGCGAAACAGATACGCCACAGATTGAGCGCATCTCAATTGCGTTACATGAATTAAGCGCATTGCCAAAAGCCAGCCAACGCTTGTTGGATGACAGCGCCTTTGACATTGATGCGTGGTTGGCAAATCGTATCGCTGACAAATTTGCCCGCGCCGAAGCATCGGCATTTGTTTCTGGTGATGGTGTTGATAAACCAAAGGGTTTCTTGACACACCCATCTGTTGCCAATGGGGCATGGGCCTGGGGTTCACTTGGGTATGTGCCATCGGGTGCAGATGGTGAATTTGCGGCCGTGGATGCGGCTGATGCTATCGTAGATTTGGTTTATTCATTAGGTGCGCAATATCGTGCCAATGCGACCTTTGCGATGAATTCAAAGACCGCTGGTGCCGTGCGCAAGATGAAAGACGCAGACGGTCGTTTCTTGTGGTCAGATGGTTTGGCGGCAGGTGAGCCTGCGCGTTTGATGGGCTATCCTGTGTTGATTGCTGAAGACATGCCAGACATTGCATCCGATGCAACGGCGATTGCCTTTGGTGACTTTGAGGCGGGTTACACGGTCGCCGAGCGTCCTGATCTGCGCATCCTGCGTGACCCGTTTAGCGCGAAACCGCATGTGTTGTTTTATGTAACCAAACGTGTCGGTGGTGATGTTAGCGATTTTGCCGCGATCAAACTGCTGAAATTCGCGGTTTCCTAAACCCTTAGAAGGTAGGGATTAATGCGAAAGTTCGCCACTTTTTAGTGGGGAGCAACAAGTGCGCGTAGCAAATATGTGTTGGCCAGCTGCTCTCCTCCGTCGGGGCAACGCAGCTGCGCGCGCTTTTTCATTTCATGAGGTGAGCACGGAGAATTCAAATGATGTTGATTGAGCTTTCGCCCGTTGCATCGGGGGTGTTGCCCCTTGCCGAATTTCGCGAACACTTGCGTCTTGGCAGTGGTTTTGCGGACGATAATCTGCAGGACAGTGTTTTGGAAACCTGTTTGCGTGCAGCACTGGCCGCCATTGAAGCGCGCATCGGTAAGGCGGTGCTAAAGCGCCGTTTTTCTTGGACTTTGACCTCTTGGGCGACCGGATCGGTACAATCCTTGCCTGTCGCCCCAGTTGTCGCGCTGGAATCCGTTGCACTTGAAAACATGGATGGGGCCGCGACGTTGGTGGATCTAAACACGCTTCGATTGTTGCCAGCGGTGGATCGCCCTAAGTTGGTCGCCAAAACGGGTTCATTGCCATTCATACCCAGCAATGGGCAGGCGATTTTGGTGTTTGAGGCCGGGTTTGGGGACGACTGGACCGAGGTGCCTTCTGATGTTGCGCAAGCCTGTATGATGGTTGCGGCCAAGTTTTATGAAGATCGTGACGCGAATGAAAGTGGCAGTGCGTTGCCACAAAGTGTGATGGATTTGATTGGCAAATATCGACCTATGCGTTTGGGGCGGGCTTGATATGGGGCTGAAATTGAACAGAAAACTAGTTTTGGAATAAGCCGCACGTGTGCCTGATGGTGCGGGTGGATTTTCCGAAATTTGGACACCTCTTGGCGAGTTGTGGGCAGAAGTTAGTGCAAATAGTGGGCGAGAGGCGGCGCAAAACGGTGTCGCCATTTCCATTCAAAAGTATCGAATTGTGGTTCGCGCAGCACCGATTGGATCGCCCTCTCGACCCCGTCCTGACCAACGATTTCGAGAGGGACAGCGCACGTTTTTGATCCAATCGGTCAGTGATTCATTCAAATTGGATGCGTTTTTGATGTGCCAGGTGATTGAAGAGGAGTTGGTATGAGCATTGCGTTTTCAGCGGCCCTGCAAACTGCGGTTTTTCAAGCGTTGGTGGCGAACACCGAGTTAAATACAGCTGTTTCGGGAAACATTTTTGATGCCTCGCCAACAGGAACGCCGCCCGCGATTTATATCTCGCTTGGGTTGGATGACATGCGTGATGCCAGTGACAAAACCGGCGCGGGAACGCGGCATGATTTTGTGGTGAGCGTGGTCAGCAATGGATCTGGTTTCTTGCAAGCAAAAAACGTGGCCTCGCTGATTGGTGAGGTGTTGGTAGGGGGGGGATTTGATTTTGGACTCAGGTAATTTGTGCTTTCTTCATTTTCTGCGAGCAACGGCAAAGCGAACGCGAAACGGGCAAAGTAATCAAATCGATCTACGCTTTCGAGCGCGAATTTCAGATTAAATTCAGTATATTGGAGTAACAAAATGGTAGCACAAAGCGGTAAGGATCTGTTGATCAAGCTCGATTTAACGGGCAATGGGCAGTTTGAAACAATCGCCGGTCTTAGGGCCACACGGATCACGTTTAATGCGGAACCTGTGGATGTTACGAGCCTTGAATCCCAAGGTGGATGGCGCGAATTGTTGGCAGGCGCAGGCGTTAAAACGGCGTCGATCTCTGGGTCTGGCATTTTCAAAGACGAGGGTACCGATGAACGCGCACGCCAGGTGTTTTTTGACGGCGAAGTGCCCGATTTTCAAGTTATTATCCCTGATTTTGGCACTGTGGAAGGGCCGTTTCAGATTTCATCGATCGAATACGCCGGAAGTCATGACGGCGAGGCCACTTACGAGATGAGTTTGGTATCAGCCGGCGAAATTACCTTTTCGGCGCTTTAATGGTTAATCCTTTGACGGGGGAGGTCGCCCTTAACATCGACGGTGAAAGCCATGTGTTGAAATTAACGCTTGGCAGTTTGGCAGAGTTAGAAAGCCATTTGGAAACTGGTGGGTTGGTTGAACTGGTCGAACGGTTTGAAACTGGGGCATTTAGCACACGAGATGTGTTGCACTTGATTGTCGCTGGTTTACGTGGCGGGGGTTGGCAGGGGCAAAATTCCGACTTGATGAACGCGGAAATTGCGGGTGGCCCTATCGCTGCGGCCAAAGTTGCAGCGCAACTGTTGGTTCGGGCGTTTCACGTGCCTGAGACGCAATGAAGAACCTTGATTGGCCCGCCTTGATGCAAGCAGGAATGCAACGATTACAGCTGTTGCCCGCGGATTTTTGGGCGCTAACGCCAGCAGAATTGTATTTGATGTTGGGCATTGATAGCGGGCTTGCTCCCATTAACCGCCGACGACTGAACGATCTGTTGGCAAAGTTTCCCGACACCTCACAAGCAGGAGAATAGAATGGCAGATATTGAAAGTCTTGAGGATTTAGACGACCAGATCGAAGCGTTGGAAGTGTCTATCGGTGGCGCGGCGGCATTGGCTGCGGCCTTTAACGGTGAACTTCTGGCTATGCGTGAAACCATGACGTTTACCAATCGCGAAATTTCATCGCTTTCTACGTCCATAGGTGGGGGTTTACGCCGAGCATTTGATGGATTGGTCTTTGATGGGCTGCGTGCGTCTGATGCCCTGAGAATGGTGGCAACATCAATTATCGACAATGTTTACAACGTGGCGATGCGACCTATCCAGAATGCGGCTGGCGGGTTGATTGCAAATAGTATCAATGGTTTGGCGTCGGCAATTTTACCATTTGCCAATGGGGCAGGGTTTACCCAAGGCCGCGTTATGCCCTTTGCCCAAGGCGGCGTTATTTCGGGTGCGATGAATTTCCCCATGCGTGGCGGGAAGATGGGGTTGATGGGCGAAGCGGGGCCTGAGGCAATCATGCCGCTGACACGAGGTGCAGACGGGCGCCTTGGCGTGCAGGCACAGGGTGGTTCGCGCGCCGTGAACGTTGTGATGAATATCACCACCCCTGATGTTGCCGGTTTCCAAAGATCACAAAGCCAAATTGCTGCCCAAGCAAGTCGCGCCTTAGCGCGTGGTCAGCGTAACAGATAGGAAAATGAATGAATTTTCATGATGTTAGATTTCCGTCCAATCTTAGTTTTGGTTCAATTGGTGGGCCCGAAAGGCGTACTGATATTGTGACTTTGGCTAATGGATTTGAGGAACGCAATACGCCTTGGGCCCATGGTCGTCGTCGGTATGATGCAGGTATTAGCCTCCGATCCTTGGATGATGTCAGCGCGATGATTGCCTTTTTTGAAGCTCGGCAAGGCCAACTTTATGGATTTCGGTGGAAAGATTGGGGCGATTTCAAATCTTGTTTACCTTCCAAAGACATTGGCCCAGCGGATCAAATTATTGGTAAAGGTGACGGCGAAAACAAAGTTTTCTATCTGCAAAAACAGTACCGATCAGGTGCGCAGGAATACCATCGCCCCGTCACGAAACCCGTTCAAGGCTCTGTTCGGGTGTCTGTAGAAGATGTGGAAAACTATCTTTCCGTTGAATTTGAATTGGACGTAACCACAGGGCGCATTGAATTTAATGACGCGCCTTACGATGGTGCGACGATTTCGGCAGGATTTGAATTTGACGTGCCTGTTCGGTTTGACACAGACCGGATCCAGACATCGGTGGCCAGTTTTCGTGCCGGTGATGTACCAAATGTTCCCGTAGTTGAGGTGCGCGTATGATGGGCAGTCAGGAACTTTATGAACATTTGCGCACTGGGGCAACACACGTGGCGAGGTGCTGGATTATTCGGCGCAGTGATGGCGTAAGCTTTGGGTTTACGGATCACGATCAACCCTTGGAAATAGATGGAATTATTTGCGAGGCGAACGGTGGTCTTACGGCCAGTAATTTGCAGCAATCAACGGGGCTTGCCGTAGATAACACCGAGGCGTTCGGGGCGCTTTCGTCTGTTTCGGTAACCGAGGCAGATATTTTGGCTGGGCGTTTTGATGGGGCCGAAGTTGAAAGTTGGATGGTGAATTGGGACGACGTAAATATTCGCGTTTTGAATTTTCGCGGATCATTGGGTGAGTTGCAACGCCAAGGTGGTGCATTTCAGGCAGAATTACGCGGATTGGCGGAAGTTTTAAATCAACCCAAAGGGCGAATTTATCAACGGCCTTGTTCAGCGATCCTTGGTGATGCGGCTTGTCGTTTTGATTTGGAAATACCGGGGTATTTTGTGAATGCGGTATTAGACAACGACATTGCAGGCGTGAATTTTTCGTTTACCGATATGGATCAGTTCGAAGACCGCTGGTTTGAACGCGGGCGATTGGTTGTTTTGTCCGGGGACGCAGCGGGTTTAAAAGGTTTGATAAAATCAGACAGAATGGTTGGCCAAGACCGTGTGGTTTCCTTGTGGCAAGAACTGCGCGCGAATTTGAAAGCCGGCGACGAGGTGAAGTTGATTGCGGGGTGCGATAAATCCACCACGACATGTCGTTTGAAATTTGACAATTTTCTAAATTTTCAAGGTTTCCCGCATATTCCAGGTGAAGATTGGATGATGGCATATCCCAATTCGTCTGACCCCAATGAGGGCGCAAGCCTGTTTGCGAGCGAATAACCATGAACATTCAACAGGAAGTTGTGACCGCGGCAAGCGGTTGGATTGGCACGCCCTATGTGCACCAAGCAAGTGTCAAAGGGGCTGGGTGCGATTGTCTTGGGCTTGTTCGGGGTGTGTGGCGCGAAATTTACGGGCACGAGCCTGAATTTGTACCGCCCTATACGCAGGATTGGTCTGAGCCAAGTCGCCAAGAAGTTCTGTGGGCAGCGGCAAGCCGGCATCTGGCGGAAAAACCCATAGACAGATTGGCGGCGGGCGATTTGGTGTTATTTCGTATGCGAAACGGGGCTGTGGCCAAGCACCTTGGCATTGTTTCGCAAGGGCCCGAGAACCGTCTGAACTTTATCCATGCATATTCGCGCCACGGTGTTGTTGAAAACCCCTTGTCATTGCCATGGGCCAAGCGTCTAGCGGCGTGTTTTGAATTTCCAAACAGGAGCATCTGATGGCGACCATACTTTTAAGTGCAGCGGGTGCCGCGATCGGTGCTGGCGTTGGGGGATCAGCCTTGGGGTTGTCCTCATTGGTAATTGGACGTGCGGTTGGTGCAACCTTGGGCCGGGTCATTGATCAAAGAGTGCTTGGTTCTGGGGCAGAAGCTGTTGAATCTGGCAAGATAGATCGTTTCCGTCTTACTGGTGCAAGCGAAGGCAGTGCAATTGCCCATGTTTATGGACGCATGCGTATTGTGGGACAGATAATCTGGGGCACGAAGTTTCTAGAATCAACCAGCACATCGGGCGGCGGCAAGGGCACGTCTAGAGGGCCTGCTATTACGGCGTATTCCTATTCGACCAGTTTGGCAATTGCCCTTTGTGAAGGTGAAATTCGCAGTGTAGGTCGGGTTTGGGCAGATGGCGTTGAAATAGAAACTGACGACCTGAACATGCGAGTTTATCACGGCACCGACGATCAATTGCCGGATCCCAAGATTGAAGCGGTGGAGGGCGAAGGCATGGCCCCGGCCTATCGGGGCGTGGCTTATGTCGTCATTGAAGACCTGCCGCTTGCGAAATTTGGAAACCGCGTACCACAATTTTCATTCGAGATTGTTCGTCATGCGCAACCTGACAGTCGGGATCTTGCGACCTCGGTTTGTGGGGGTACAGAAGGCGTTGCCCTTATCCCCGGTACTGGTGAGTTTTCATTAGCGACAACGCCTGTTTTTTCAAGCAATGGTTTGGGTGAGCAAGGCGCGCTTAACGTGCATTCCCCAAGTGGCAAATCAGATTTCGAAACCTCAATGGATACGTTGCGTGCCGAGGTACCGAATTGCAAATAAATCTCATTGGTTGTCAGTTGGTTTGGTGACAACTTGAAAGCAAATGATTGCAGCATTCGGCCGAAGGTTGAGCCAATGGGGCAAGATGGTGCCAGTGTTGCGTGGTCGGTTTCGGGCCTTACGCGCAACACGGCACTTTCGGTTGGTGAAAATGATGATGGTCCAGTTTATGGGGGAACTCCCTCGGATCAATCGGTAATTGAGGCCGTTCAAAACATTAATATCAATGGGCAAGATGCTGTATTTTATCCATTTATTTTAATGGAAATTCTTGAAGGTAATGGATTGGGTGATCCTTATTCTTCAAATATAGATCAGGCGGTTTTACCTTGGCGTGGCCGAATTACCAGCACGATAGCGCCAGGATTAACTGGCACGACTGATCAAACAGAGGTTTTAGCTGAAGAGGTTGATCAATTTTTCGGTCAAGCCGTGGCATCTAATTTTTCAACTGCTGGATCGGTTGTTTCTTACAATGGTGATGAAGATTGGGGATATCGACGTTTCATTTTACACTATGCACATTTGTGCGCGGTGGCCGGTGGTGTGACGGCATTTTGCATCGGTTCTGAAATGCGAGGATTGACCCAGTTGCGTGATGCAACTGGTGGATTTCCAGCAGTGCAAGCTCTTATCAGTTTGGCCGCAGAAGTGCGCTTGATTTTAGGACCTGAAACCAATATCGGCTATGCCGCGGATTGGTCAGAATACTTTGGTTATCATCCGCAAGACGGGTCAGGGGACGTTCTATTTCACCTTGATCCATTGTGGGCGGATGCCAACATCGATTTTGTTGGGATCAACAATTACATACCCCTGTCAGATTGGCGCGATGGTGAAGATCACGCTGATGCGAATTTTGGTGAAATTTATAACCTTGATTATCTTAAAGGAAATATTGAAGGCGGCGAGGGGTTTGATTGGTTTTATGCCCATGAAAACGCCCGTGAAGCCCAAATTCGCAGCCCGATCAGTGATGAGGCTCATGGCGAAGATTGGATATATCGATACAAAGATTTGAACAGTTGGTGGTCATTGCCGCATCATGAACGTGTTGGTGGGGTTAGAAATTGGATTGCCACGAATTGGGTCCCCAGATCAAAGCCTATTTGGTTCACAGAAATTGGGTGTGCCGCTATCAACAAAGGCACCAATCAACCCAACAGATTTCTTGATGTGGAGTCCAGTGAATCCGGTATTCCAAGATATTCCAACGGATTTCGTGACGATTTGATGCAGATGAAGTACCTTGAGGCGCTTTATTCATATTGGAAAGATGAGACGAACAATCCTTATTCTGAGTTATATGATGGATTGATGGTTGATATGTCGCGTGCACACGTTTGGGCGTGGGATGCTCGACCATTCCCGTTCTTTCCAAACCTAACATCGGTTTGGTCGGATGGTGAAAATTATGCACGTGGGCATTGGTTGACCGGGCGTACTGCGAACCAACCACTTGCCGACGTCGTTGAGGAAATTTGCCAGCGTGCAGGGCTTGTCGGTGTGGATACAAGCGAGCTTTATGGCATGGTGCGTGGCTATGTTTTGCCCGATATTGAAACGGCGCGGGCTAGCCTGCAACCTTTGATGCTTGCTTATGGATTCGACGCCATTGAACGCGAAGGAAAATTGATCTTTCGCAATCGCAATGGTCGGCGTGATTTTGAGTATGAGGCAAGCCAAATGGCGTTGGACGGTGACAGCGATAGTTTGTCTTTAACGCGGCTTGCCCAATCAGAAACGATTGGACGAGTTCGCTTGAATTATGTTGAGGCGGATGGTGATTTTCGCGCACGAATTGCTGAAACGGTTTTTGCCGATGATCCCTTGTTGGTCTTGTCGCAATCAGAATTTGGATTGGCCTTCACGTCTGGTGAGGCCCGCGCGATCACCGAGCGTTGGTTGGCAGAAACAAGAATTGCACAGGATGGGGTAACGTTTGAATTACCGCCGTCTGCCAGTGATATTGGCGCAGGCCATGTCGTTGAATTGACGGGCGAAAACGGGGTGTCTCGGTACCGAATTGATCGCGTTGATGACAGCGGTTTGCGAAAAGTTGAAGCCGTGAGGGTTGAGGTCGATGCCTATTTGCCCGGTGAGGTCGAAGAAGAAATTTTGATCAGCTCGCAATATGTTGCGGCAGCACCTGTTTTGGGATTGTTTTTGGATTTGCCCTTGTTACCGGGTGACGAAGATGAGATTTCACCACATTTTGCAACCACGGCATCGCCTTGGCCAGGTGGGGTCAATTTATTCTCGTCACCTAGTGAAAATGGTTTTAGTTTTAATACTGGCGTATCCCAGAGCGCGGTGATCGGCATGACCGAAAGTGAGTTGGTTAAAACCGAGCCTTCATTATGGGATATGGGCAGTCGGTTACGTGTTCGTCTTGCTAATGGAACCTTGTCCTCTGCATCTAAAGAAGCCGTTTTAAATGGTGCGAACGTGATCGCGATTGGCAATTCCTCAACAAACAACTGGGAAATCATCCAGTTCGCCACTGCCAGTTTGATTGATACGGATATCTACGAGTTGTCTGGTCTTTTAAGGGGGCAGCAGGGAACGGATGCATATATTCCCGACTTTTGGCAGACGGGGTCCTATGCCGTATTGCTGGATGGGACTGTGCCCCAATTAAATTTAGCAAGTTCGTCGCGAAATCTTGCGCGTTACTATCGGTATGGACCGTCAACGCGTAACTTTGATCATGCGTCTTATGTTGAAGAATATTTGGCCTTTGCTGGCGTTGGTTTGCGTCCATATCGCCCCTCTCATCTATCAGCGTCCTTTGATCAAAACAGCAATGTTACAACGAGTTGGGTACGCAGAACACGCATTGATGGTGACAATTGGCAAGCAGCCGATGTGCCCTTGGGGGAAACAAGCGAGGCCTATCATGTGCGGGTATTGCGAGACGGAAGTTTGGTGCGAGAGGTTGATTTGACAGTGCCCAATTGGACCTATTCCCAAGCAGATCAAGTTTCAGACGGCACAACCGGGACATTAAAAATTGAAGTTGCGCAAATTTCAGAACGATTTGGCGCCGGCCCTTATGCAGGAGTAACCGTAGAATGA